ACCGGTTAATCTGTTTTTGAATGAAATCTTGGCATTAGTTATATTATCGCCAATAGTACAAAAGGTTTTTGTCCAAATATCACAATTCTTAAAATCTAGACCCATAAAACCAAACTTCGAACGAGGATCAACATAGGGTGTATTAAAACAAACTTTTCTGTGATCCTTAAACCATTTTAACACAAATAATGAAACACGATTCTTGTGATGGTGCGCTCGATCCTCAAGGTCGACTACCGAAATTACTTTTCAAAAAGCAAATTAATTAAATCATCAACAGTAAATTCACCAGTAAGATATTTTTGATAAATCTTTTGTTGATAACTCAATAGGCTAGTTTGAAGAAATTCTTTAGCTTCTTCTTTCGAATTAAAAGTAAAAACTTTAAAATGAACTTCAATAGGTAAAATAGCAGTAGTCATTAATTTAATACCAACTTCAGGTGTTTGTTTAATTAAAGAAACTAAATGATCGCGATGAGCCTTTTCTAAATTGTCCATTTTAATTCTAGATTCTTTAGAGATTCTAGTCAATTCACTTGAATGTTCACGACTCAAAGCCTTAATCCGCAAAAATTGTTGCTGAACCTCATCAGACCATTCAACTGGATCACGGTCAGAATCTAAAAACCATTGAGGAGCTTCACAAAAGCGTTGATACTCATCAGATACTTTAGAATACCAATTACCAATGTCACGACTTCTCGAGGCTAATTCAGAAACTTCTTTAAAAGTCAATTCAGAATGGGTAGGGTAAGTCACCTGCCACTCTTTTAAAATAAAGATCTCTTTTTGAGACTGTGTCACATCATTTTTCTCTGATGTGTTTATGAAACGTTTGCGAGGTACGTGTACTCTATTCCTACGTAACTCTGTTATATGGGCACCCAATAATTTTGGATTGAATTGAATCATAAGATTCTACGCGTTCTACTCCCGCCGGGAATAAGGTACAGTGGTGAATAACCATGAATTCACAATAGTTAAACACATCCCTTCTTCTTAT